TAGTTAAGTACCTAACCAGTGTATTTAGCTATCCCTCAATAGCAGCCTGCGCCGCTGTTAATAACAGCTACTTCTGAGGTACTTGTGAATTGTCATACAACAATTTGACAACAGCGTCTTTTTACTTGATTATTTCATATTTTTCTATTGCAATTATGGTTTTTGTCCATTTATCAAAGAACTCATCGTCTGATACCTGCATATATCGCCCGTTAAGGGCAAAAAGAAAGGCTACAATCAACGCAAATACGAAAACCAATACTTTTATCGTCTGTGTGATTTGAGTGCGTGTAAATCGCTTATTTGAGTTCATTCGTCTGTTTCGCTTTAACCAGTTCATCGTAGATTTTCGTTGACTTTGCTCGCACGAATACAGATTCAATCATATAAATCGTGCAATCTATCATTATTGCAGCATATGATAGGATACCATAACAAATACGACATGCCCATTATAACATTACGTTTTATTAATGATATTGTTATCTCTGCGGAAACATCACTTGAATATGGTGTATTTTGAAAAAGTTCACTTAAAGTCCATATAAACAATACAATCATTGCAATAATTGGGAAATAATAATATGCATTTTTCTTTGTGCTTCCGGTTAGTAATCCTATCGTAAAAATCAAAGATGATAGAATTACGCAAAAAGTTAATGCCATTTCGTTTGTTTTTATAAATTCCAAACTAAAAAAACTATCATTTACAAACCTTTGTAAGTAAAAGAATACCAAGGTAAATAATATTAAACTGATATTACTGTTGAATAATTTATTTACAAAAGACCTGTTTGCATATGCTATTTTTGAAAGTTTAATGGCACTCTTTACATCATTGGTTTTGGAGAATTTTTGCTTCCAACAAAAATCAAATAATTCCTTATAACCTCTCTCAAAATTTCGTATATTCCCTCTACTGCTATATGGCGTGTCGTCTATTTGACACAATGGCTTAATTTTTTTCCATAACAACTCCTTTATTTCATTTTTTCGATATAGGGGAGTTGTAGTTACGATATGATATATAGCATGAATAATCATAATATCATTTTCACAATCAATATTATCTGATACACTATATACCAAGCAATGCGTTTTAATTCTGCCACACAACTGTTCCACATTATCATCATATGTGTGATAATAATAATCAATCATCAGTTGTCCTCCATCATTCTTTCGTAAACCTTAATCAGCCTCTCTTTCTCTGCAAGCATCTCCTCTAAATGCTTTACCCTTTCTGTTAGCAAGGAAATTTCTACCTGGCTATCCGATTGGGTAATGTTTCCTATGCCTACTGCTTGGCTATTGTTGTCCGCTACAACTTGCATACTTGTCTCTTTGTCTTCAAAAAAGTAACATATAGGAATATTAAATTCCGCACTCAATTTTCGGAGTATGGAAGTGTTAACATCTTCTTTGTCAACCATTTCATAAACGGCTTGCTTGGTCTTTCCTATTCGCTTTGCCAAATCTGCAAGAGTTATGTTTTTCCTGTCTGCTAACTCCTTAATTTTCAAACCTATACTCATAACGGTAAAATTTTCTTGAAAAATTAGTCAATAAATACTTGTCTTAAAGAAAGGATTTTCCTACCTTTGCACCATAAAGTTAAACATTAAACTTCAAACGACCGAAGATATGGCTAAAAAAAAGACGATTACAGGCGAATTAGAGCCTATGAAAATCGGAGAGAGCAAGGAGTTTCCTGCATCACTCTGTACAACTGCAAGAAGTATGGCGAGTATGCTCGGTTTCAAGTGGAACAGAGTGTACAAGACAGAAACCGACCGTGAAAGACGTGTTGTTATTGTCAAACGAATAAGTTAATCAACCATGTACACATTCATCGACAATTGGTGCGGCGACCATTACGAATTTTCCACCCTCCGTGAAGCGAAAAAAGAAGCAAAGAATCACACTTGCGGATTCCCTGTTTACATCTACAAAGGTTCTCAAATCGTGGCGATTGTACCACCGCAAGAAAATCCGTTACCATAACCGTTAAAAACGAAATTATATGAAATCATCAGTAAAAAACAATCTCAAACATAGGATTGAACAGGCAGAAGATTATCTGGATGACCACTTGGAAAATATCACGAACATAACCCAGCTTGTGCTGACAGTCATCATGTTTTTATGTGTTATCGCAGGTGGAATCGCACATATCGTAATGGGAAACCTTTCACTTATCGGCATTCTTGTCGTAGCACTTTTAGCCTATCTCGTTTGGCAGATGTGCAAAATTGCGTGGACTGAGTATCAACAGGATAAAAAGTAAAGACTATGACAACTCTCGATTTCTCCGACAAGTCAGTAACCTACGACACATTTGTTCACGATGTGGCAAGTTCGGTGGTCCGTATGCTTTCAGAGGCACACAACGACCCCGAAATAATCAGTCAACGACAAGCATATGAAATGTTCGGGCGTGGAAATGTTGACAGATGGCGCAGACAGGGAAAGATTGAGCCTTGCAAACGTCCCGGAAAAGTGGAGTATCGCACGGCGGAGTTGAGGGCCTTGCAGAAAACTCGACAGGATTATTTCAAATAGCGAGATAAGGGAGTGTAGCTCAGCGGATAGAGCGGCGGTGTACACCCAAATGACCAAGATGTAGCAGGTCGCAGGTTCGAATCCTGCCACTCCCTCAACATAACAAACTGTATTAAATAACTTAAAGTATTATCATTATGAGCAATGCAATATCATTAGCGAAAGAATTGCAGTCAATGAAAGCCATTGATGTGATACGCAATGAACGTGTGCGAAATCAGTTCATCAGCGTGTACAACTCCATTTGGAAAGAAGGAGGCGAACAAGTGTACGAAAGGGAGGCAATTTATTTCAACCAACAGTTACGTGACAAGCAGAACCTTCGTGAGTGTTCCGGTACATCTATCTTCTATGCCTTTATAGACCTTGCTGTTAAGGGGCTGACACTTGCAACGGGCGCACAGGCTCTTTGCTACCTCATCCCTCGTTCTGTCAAGGTCGGCACAGACCAAAGCGGAAAGGATATATGGGAGAAAGTCTGCAACCTCACCATTTCAGGGTATGGAGAGTTGGTACTTCGTAAGAATGCCGGGCAGATACGACATGCGGATAATCCAGTAATTGTGTACGAGGGTGACACCTTTCAATATGGCGAACAAAATGGTCAAAAGATTGTGAACTACATGTCGGCTTTTCCTCGCAGGTCAAACAAGATTATCGCCTGTTTCCTGAAGATTACACGTGCTGACGGAACTATAGACTATTCTGTGATGACGGAGCAGGATTGGATGCGTCTTAAAGGCTATTCCGACAAGCAGAACACTTACTACGATTCCAAGACACGCCAGTATGTAACCAAGTCGAATGAACTCTACGGCAAGGACGGTCAGATTGATACGGGCTTCCTGATGGCAAAATGCGTAAAACACGCTTTCAAGACCTATCCGAAACTTAATATCGGACGTGGTACTTCGCTTGAAACAGAAATTATCGAGCAACAACCTACCGATTTTGACCCATACGGAGGAGTGGAAGCCAATGGACAATCTGAACAACAAGAACAGCACTTTGCACCGGCACCGGATATGTCTGCAGGAGTAACCATCGACCCTGCACAGCAATCAGATAGCGATGGTGATGATACTTTCTAAACCTCTACCACTATGTTACAGGAAACAACATTCGGCGAAAGCCAATTGGCAATCATAAAGCAGGAGAACATTCAGACCATCGTATCTGCTGCTCCCCAATCATATCAAGACAACAAACTCTCTCGTGACAATTGTACGAGAGCGGGACAAGTCCTCCTTGAAACAATACAGGCACAGGGCATGACAGACGAACTCGACCAACAGGCTGCAGTTTTCATTGAGAAAGCACGTAAGACTGTCCGCAAGATGAACGAACGCCGTTCACCTGTAACCAAACTCTTTGACGATATACGCCGTGAGTTCACGGTAATGGAGAATGCCATAGACCCGACTAAAGTCGATACGATTCCATTCAAGTTGCAGCAGCTCCGCAACCAGTATGCAGCAAAGAAACGTGCCGAAGAGGAAGAACGCCGCCGCAAAGAATATGAACGCCAACAGGCGGAAGCGGCTCGCAACAAGATGAAGCAGGACATTGAAGATGATTTCAATGCGCAATTCACGACATTCCTCAATCAGACAATAAACTGGCTCAGCCAGCAGGACAATAGCGTGACACTCAATAACTATCAGACAGTGTACGATTCGGTAAAGGACTATGCTACAGAATTACCTGCGGATTGGCTGTTTAATCTTCATACACTTATCCGCATTCCAGCCGGAGTGTCGGTAGATGAGCTGCGCAAGGTGGAGATTGAAACGAAAGAACGTCTTGCCAAGAAATTCAAGGAAATGTATTCATGCGAAGTACAGGACAATAAGGATTTCATCCTGGACCGTCTGCCCTCCAAGAAAGCAAATCTTGAACGTATTGCGCAAGCGGATGCCGCCGAAGCTGCACGTATCAAGGCTGATATGGAAGCCCGTCAGCGCAAGGAGGCAGAGGAAAAGGAAGCCGAGCGCAAACGCAAGGAAGAGGAAGAAAAGCAAAAAACGGAAATGGCACGTCATCAGTCCGAAATGGAAACACTGTTCGGTCAGCAATCCGTCATGCAGCAAGGCTATCAGCCCAAGGTGAAAGTTGCTCAGAAAATCAATCTCCTCAATCCTGAAGGTATCATGCCGATACTCTCCATGTGGTGGAGCAAAGAGGGATGTCAGCTTTCAGTGGATGAACTCTCCAAAATGTTCAAGAAGCAGATTGCATTCTGTGAGAAACTTGCCAAAGAGGGAGTGTTTATCAGTGATGAGAGTGTAGAGTATGTCGAAGATGTAAAAGCCAAGTAATTATGTGCGAAAGCGGATATTACCCACCCGGAGCAGAGTATGACCCACGTGCCCCGTGGAACGAGAAAGAACCTAATATGGTTAAGTGTGAATCCTGTAACGGCAAAGGTTATCATTGGTATGCCTATAATATTGAAACAGACAAGGAAACAGAATGCACTGAAGAAGCGTGGCTTTGTCTGCCCGAAACAGAAGAAGTGGCCGAAGCCAAGAGACAACACTATTGCCGGGGCGAAAAAGAAGCCTGTGAAGTGTGCGGTGGTATCGGTGAAATTGAATACGAAGAAGACTACGAACCCGATTACGATGACTATTATGAGTAACCCGGATACATATTACAGCAGAAGTGAGGTCAGCAACTCTGACCTCACTGAACTGAAAAACATTCTGCACCCACGTATGCAATACGGAGATAAGGAGGCTGCGTTTCGGTTTGGTTCTCTGGTTGATGCGATTATCACGGAACCGGCTCGGGTGGACTATTATCACCTTACGGTAGATGATGTGCAATATACTGATGACGAGTTCCGTCACGCACAGGAAATGCATAAATCCCTCCGTATGGAGGCACGTAAAGATGCATTTCTCGCCAAGGTTCTTGAATGTGCTGAAACGCAACGGTTCATGGTGGGCAGGTCACAACCATTCACATATTGCGATTTTCAGTTCTCTCTTGATACCCGGTGCAAATGGGATTGGTGGCTCGGGTCGTTTGGGGGGGACCTTAAAACTACATTTGCCTCTACTGAGCAGCAGTTTGAGGAAGCAGTTGATTTCTTCGATTGGGATAGAAGCCGTGCCTGGTATATGGACATCGCTCATTCCGACCATGATTTTATCTACGCTATCAGTAAGAAGAACTGCCGTGTGTTTAAAAAATTCATCAACCGTTACGATGAGGTTTACAGACGTGGACGAGAGAAATATGAAGAACTGGCATTCCAGTTTTGGTGTCTAACCCCTCAAACTTAAACTTATGGATATATTCTGCAAAGTAACCCCTTGCGGTCTTGTGCCGCTCCACGACAGCGACCTTGATTTGAAGAAACGGCTTCGTGTCGGTTCTGTTGTCAGGTGCAAAGTGAGTAACCCTCGAAACTACGAGCATCATAAAAAGTTCTTTGCACTGGTTCGGCTCACGTTCGACAATCTTCCGCTCCCTTTGGTTGAAAAATGGAACATACGCAACGAATACGATATGCTGCGTCGGTTCAAACGTGATTTAGGATATTTCACCAATACAATCAACGAATACGGAGAGCATGAGATAGAATATCTTTCAATTTCTTTTGCCGCTATGGAGCAGCACGAATTTGAGCAGTTCTACAATCAGTGCATCGACCTCGTACTGTTCAAGTACATAAAAGGAATAGACAAACAGGATTTAATAACAGAGATAGAGAACTTTAAATAATGAGCAACATACTGAAACATAACCTTCGTGTCGAACCTTACGAGTATCAGCGTGAGGGAATCTGCTTCGGGTTAGAGCATAAGCGCATAATCATCGGTGATGAGCCGGGTTTGGGAAAGACTTTGCAGTCTATTGGCATTGTCGATACTGCCAATGCTTATCCATGCCTTGTCATTTGTCCTTCATCATTGAAAATCAATTGGCAGCGCGAGTTCGAAAAGTTCACGGACAAATCAGCCCTTGTGCTTGACAACAATGTGCGTACAACTTGGGGTTATCTTCTCTCAATGGGAGTTCATCAGGTCGCCATAGTCAATTATGAAAGCCTGCGTAAGTTCTTTGTATGGGACATCCGAGGAGGAAAGCAGTTTCGGTTGAAGGATGTTGTTTTCAATCCGCAGATACAGGCGTTCAAGTCCATAATCATAGATGAAAGCCATCGTGTCAAAGACCCGTCAGCACAACAGACAATCTTCACAAAAGGGTTGTCCGTAGGCAAGGACTGGTGCATTCTCCTTTCAGGTACTCCAGTGGTTAACCGTCCCGAAGATTTAATCGCGCAGTTGTCCATCATGAACCGTTTGGGCGAGTTCGGTGGGCGTGCCAAGTTCATGGCTGATTATTGTACCGACCCTAAAGGCAAGACTGCCGAACCTGCTGTTCCTCTTTCAGAACTGTCAAGACAGTTATACGATACATGTATGATACGCAGAGAGAAAGCAAAAGTGCTTCCCCAATTGCCTGACAAGACAAGGGTGGATTTATATATTGAGATTTCAAACGACAAGGAATATAATCTTGCAGCCGAAGACCTTGCCGCTTACTTGCAGGAATACACAGAGTGTACAGATTGGGAAATACGCCGTAAAATGCGCATGGAGGCTCTTGTCAAGTTTATGACCTTGCGCTCCTTGGCCACAAAAGGAAAGATTGCACAGGCGGTTGATTTTATCCGAACATTCCTTGATAGCGGAAAGAAACTCATTGTATTCTGTTCGCTACACGAGATTGTGGATGAATTGCAAAAGGTATTCCCCCGTGCCGTCACGGTTACAGGGCGTGATAGCGCAGTAAACAAACAGGCTTCGGTTGACGCTTTTCAGAACAATCCCAATGTGCAGCTTATTATCTGTTCCATTAAAGCTGTCGGACTTACGCTAACCGCAGCGTCCGATGTGGCATTCATAGAACTGGCTTGGACATATGCCGATTGCTGTCAATGCGAAGACCGTGCTCACCGTATCGGGCAGAAAGATAATGTAACCTGTTACTATCTGCTTGGTCGTGGCACTATCGACCATACGATATACCGCCTCATCCATCGCAAAAAATCCATTGCCAACGAGATTATGAATGCTGACGATGAAATACCAACCGATGAAATGTATTTCAATGAGTTGGTAAAATCATTCTTAAACACTTCGGGGTGATGGAGATTTGTAAAACAGATATGCAGAAGATTATCAAGTATCTCGATGACGCTGCCAAGGTATATGACACTCTCCCCGGACAACGCAACACGTGCCGGGCATGGGTTATCAGACAACATATAAAAAAGTTACAAAAGAAATTATTCACTATTAATCAAAAAAAGAAATGATAAAGATTGACATCGTTGATTATATCGTCAACAACACGACTTTAAGTCGTTCACAGGCAATTAACGCTACCGACAGCGTGATAGAGGCTATAAGCCATTCACTCATCAAAGGCGAAAGTGTGTTTATCCGTGGTTTCGCTACCATCAAGGCGATTGTTACAGCCCCTAAAAAGGCTCGTAATATCAACAAAGGAACGGCTGTTACTATTCCGGCTCAACATTCCGCCAAACTCGTGTTAAGCAAAGATTTAAAAGAACGTATGAATAAAAAATAATTAGTAGTATGGTAGAAACAAGAAAGAATGAAATACGCTACGTAACTTCCGACCCATCAAAAATGTTAAATAAATACCTTGCCAAACGAGTTATTAAGACATGGGAGGAATCTTTTATTGACGAAGACACTGGCGAAACAGTCAATATTGAACGGAATGAAGTATTGTTTGAGCGTGGCACACTCATAGACCAAGATATTCTTGCGAAAATACGTTTCAGTATGGAAGCTGACGGTATCAAGGAAGTGGAAGTCAGCAATCAGAACAGATTGGCTTTTGAACTTGAAAATAATTTTATGCATCCTTTTATATCTCAAGTTGAGATAGGAGACAAGAAACACAAATTCCTGTTATACGCAATATGTCTTTATAATGCACTTGATATATTAAAAGACTACATCGAATTGAATTACAAGAACGGATTCAGAATCATAATGGCAAAAGAATTTGATTCTTGTATTATCATTACTGATAACCTGAAAGAGTTTACAGCCGATGATGCTTCCATTGCATATTTAAAAAATGAAATATCAATGGATGAATATGTTGAAAAAGTTGGTACTGAAGAGTGTGAGGAATCCAAGCCGGAAGACAATAAGTTCTACCAAATAGAAACGACCATCACTTTTGATGAAGAACAGCATGAACAAACATTCGTTGTACATACATTCAACGTTGATAGAGCTATGATGCTTATTTCTCATTATCTCAAAGTTAAGGAGGATGAATGTGAAAAGAATGCTATCAAACATGGGCATGTCTATAATAAAAGGGAAATTCATACAGCAATCGAAGCTGTAAAGGCTATTCCTGTGGGGCGTTTTATTCCACGTGAGTTTTCAATGGCATATATGTAAAAATACAGCTATGAAGAAAACAACTTTTGATGAAATGATGTCCCGGATGAAAAAGGAATCCGGGCATCGTAAACGTCCATCGGATGAAGAACATCGCATACAATGTACATGTGTACGGTGGTTTTCCCTCCAATATCCACGACTTGACGGCAGGTTGTTCGCTGTTCCCAACGGTGGAAGACGGGATGCTGTCACAGCAGCAAAACTCAGAGCAGAGGGTGTTGTGGCAGGGGTGGCAGACCTCATCCTGTTAAAGAGCAACCGTGATTACGGAGCATTGCTCATCGAAATGAAAACCATCAAAGGCAGACAGAGTGAAAGCCAAAAGAAATGGCAAAAGACTGTATGCTTCAATGAGGAATACAAATATGTGGTGTGTCGCTCCTTTGACGATTTCAAACGAGAGGTGGACGACTACTTAAAAAACGAATATTAATGATATGTCGCCTATGGCACGGACTATAAAGAAAGGTCTTGACTATTTCCCGATGGACATAGATATATTCAACGACCTTAAAATAAGGAAACTAATCAAGTATCAAGGTGGAAAATCCATAACGGTATATGCTCTGCTGCTCTGTAATATCTACAAGAATGGGTATTATATGAAGTGGGATAAAGAGTTGCCTTTCATTTGCTCGGAACTGACGGGATTTGAGGAGGCATATATATCGGAAGTAATCAAAACCTGCCTGACACTGGGGTTGTTTTCAAAAGGACTGTTCGATGCGGATGGAGTGCTTACATCAAAAGGTATTCAAGAACGGTATAGTCGTATCTGTATTCAATGCCGCAGGGTATGCGACATTTCTGATTATTGTCTGCTTGAATCGAAAGTGAGAAAGACTCTAAGCAGCAAGGCAAAACAACAGAAACCGAAGAATACTGCTACTGCCCAACAAGACACACAACCCCATTATGAACCATATTCACTAACGCTTGACCAAGAAATTGAAGAACTGAAAGGCGATGAATGTTGGCTTGACCAATTACAGGTTATTCACCACATGGAAATTTCTATGCTCCGCAACAGATTGGATGATTTTCGGGTGCAATGTCTGGCGGATGGCAAAGAGAGAGGACATCAATCATTGCAGGATGCTAAACAGCATTTCAATTCATGGTTACGAATAGTGAATAAAAACAAGACGAAAGATGATAAAGATAGGAGCACAGGACGAAATCAGCGTAGAGGCAATGTTCTCTCGGCTGATGAGCAGAAAACGTACGGCGACTCGTTTTAGACTGCCATATACCGCCAAACAGGTTTATGCAATGCTCTATGCAGCTTGTCAAGTGGAGGTTGTTAATAGGCATCGGGAGTTCGTTGTTACTGACGAATTCAAGAAACATCTTTGGGACATTTCCCAATGGCTGACATCAAAAGATTCAACATTCGGACTGTTCCTTTGCGGTGGAGCCGGTAATGGAAAGACAACCATTCTCCGTGCCTTGCAAAATCTCACAAACTACTTGCGTAGCGATGAGTCATATACCAGTAGGCAGGATGATTATCCCGCACGTGGCTATACCTTCATCACTGCGAAAGACCTTGTACTGCTTGCCAAGGCATACAACAATCCCACTCGTGAGAACGAGAGTGAGGTGTACCGGTACAAAAAATTACGCAGCATTGAGATACTGGCGATTGATGACCTTGGGCAAGAACCCAAGGAGAGCATTCACTATGGCGACTTCGTTACGGCGGCTATGGATATTATCTCTTATCGTTATGAGGAACAATTCTGCACTTTGGTGTCATCTAATCTTTCTGCTACCGAGATTGCCACTTACTACGATGAACGTATTGCTGACCGATTCCGTGAAATGATGCATATCGTAAATTTCAGTACGGAACAATCATTTAGAAAATTAAAATCAAACAAATAGAAACTATGAACAAAGATTACACTTACTGTTCGGGCGTTACCTGCCCCATACGAAACGAGTGCAAAAGATATTTGCCTGACCCTCCCGATGTACCGCTATGGTGGATACCACCTGCCTACAAAGAGAATCTTAAACAGTGTCCTCACTTTGAAAAAAAATTAAACAAAAAAGAAAATGAAAAGAGAAGATATTAAAGAAGCCGCTGTAAATTATGATTCAAGGCTTGTTGCTTTTAGAGCTTTCATGAAAGGTGCAGAGTGGCGCATCAACAGCGTGTGGCATGATGCAAACGAACAGCCTGATAGAGGAAAAGACATCATAGTTATGTATTCTAATAAATCTTGTAGAGTGTTTCTCCCAAATGGAATATGGGATAATTTAATTAAGGTGGATAAATTTATCAAATGGGCATACATCGAAGATTTACTACCTAATACGGAGGATTGAGAAATGAGAACGATAAAATTCAGAGGGAAACGCTCAAAAGACGATGAATGGGTGTATGGGGGATTAGTTTACAGATTGCCTAAACACCCCGAAATCATCATCAATGAATATATAACGCATCAGAATGGAGAATGTGAAGATAATTTTGTGTTCTATCAAGACATCTATGAAGATACCGTAGGTCAGTTCACGGGATTGCACGATAGGAACGGGGAAGAAATCTATGAGGGCGATATAGTTAATTTTGACGATTCCCCTTACAGCGTTTATGCCCATCCATATACAGGTAAAGTTGTGTTTTACAAAGGTCAATTTTGTGTAGAACACTACGAAGATTGCTTTACGACCACATTTTATACACCGCTTTTCAAAGATGATTTTGCGGATAAGAAAACGACCGTATTGGGAAATATCTACGACAATCCCGAGCTATTGAAATGATGCAACAAGAGAATCCCTCCTATTGTTTCGGATACATTCGGTTTTATCGGTATGCGACAATCAGGTTTAACTAATAATCAAGACAAAAATAATGAAATTTAAATCAAAAATATGCACTACTCGTGAGCAGTCGGAAAGGTTACTCGCTTTGGGCTTGAAGCCCGAAACAGCAGATATGGTATATCATTATACAAAGAGTAGAGTTCCTGCATTGGAATGGGAGTTGCAAACCAAGCCGCCAACATCAAGAGGTAAGTTTTGGACACCCCAAAGAATAGCAAAGTTAGCATTTCCTTTTCATAAGCATCCAGATGGAACATCGATGACCGGTGAAGAGGTGTTCGATGAATTGTGGGGAAAGGATGTTCCTGCCTGGAGCCTTAGCCGTTTGTTGGAATTGATTCCTAAATGCATCAAACAAAGTAACAGACCAAATGCCGACTTAAAAATAGACACCGATAATCAATATTGGTTCATTAGCTATGAAGAGCTTGGATTTGACATAAAACACCAAATAATGAACTCTGATTTATTTGAATCCATTATTTCCATGATTGATTGGCTGATTGACAACGGATACTTTAATAAAGATTATTTATTATGAACTTATTATACATTGACTTGTTTTGTGGTGCAGGAGGAACATCTACGGGTGTCAATTCTGCACGAATATCTGGCGAACAATGTGCTACTGTTATTGCCTGTGTTAATCACGACAAGAACGCTATTGCTTCACACGCCGCCAATCACCCCGAAGCGATGCACTTTACGGAGGATATTCGTACTCTCGAACTATCGCCACTTGTAAAGCATATGCAAAGCTGCCGCCGTCAGTATCCCGATGCGTTGGTCGTTCTATGGGCATCGTTGGAGTGTACTAATTTCAGTAAGGCGAAGGGCGGTATGCCTCGTGATGCAGATAGCCGCACACTCGCAGAACACCTTTTCCGTTATATCGAGGCTATCAATCCCGATTATATTCAGATAGAGAATGTAGAGGAGTTTATGTCGTGGGGCGATGTGGACGAAAACGGTAAGCCTGTTTCAATGGATAAGGGCAAGAGTTACACACGTTGGGTACGCAATGTGAAGAAGTACGGCTATAACTTTGATTTCCGCATACTCAATGCTGCCGATTATGGCGCGTACACCTCACGCAAACGCTTCTTTGGTATCTTTGCCAAGAAAGGTTTGCCTATCACGTTCCCCGAAGCCACCCACAGCAAGGAGGGTGCAACATCGCTATTTGGCTCATTAGAAAAGTGGAGACCTGTACGTGAGTGCCTTGACTTCGATGATGAGGGAGATAGCATCTTTGGACGTAAGAAACCGCTTGTTGAGGCTACATTGGAGCGTATATATGCTGGGTTGATAAAGTTTGTTGCAGGTGGCAAAGATGCGTTTCTTGTCAAGTACAATTCCGTTAATAAAAGAACAGGAAAGCATATACCTCCGTCCATTGATGAACCTTGCCCTACTGTTGCTACACAAAATCGCCTCGGATTGGCAAAGGTTACGTTCCTGTCAAAACAGTTCAGCGGCGACCCGATGAGCAAGAATGTGTCTGTTGATGCTCCTGCAGGAACAATTACCTGCAAAGACCACCACGCATTTATATCAGCGTATTATGGTAATGGGCATAACCATTCTGTTGATGATGCTTCACCAACGCTAACAACAAAGGACCGCCTTTCGCTTATACAGACAGAGCGGTTTATTGATATGCAGTACGGCAACGGCAAAGCCTCATCAGTAGAAGACCCTGCCAATACAGTTACTACAAATCCGAAGTTCAACCTTGTGTCTGTTAAGAGGCATTATCTTCTAAACCCACAATACAAGTCAGCAGGAGGCTCTGTCGATAAACCATGCTTCACGCTCATCGCTCGAATGGATAAAATGCCACCATATTTGATTGCTACGGAGAGTGGCGATGTAGATGTGATAGTGTATGACACCGACAGCCCAATGACGGCTAAAATAAAGGAATTTATGGCACTATACGGCATTATAGACATAAAGATGCGTATGCTCAAAGTTCCCGAACTTAAAAAGATTATGGGATTCCCCGAAAATTATGTGTTGGTAGGGACACAAGCGGAGCAAAAGAAATACATCGGCAATGCTGTTGAGGTTACTATCGCACGTCGTTGGTGTGAGTCCCTTTGTGCAAAACTCAAAGAACATTTCAAAAAAGCCGCTTGATATGGACGCTAAAACATTCTTCACGAAGGTTGCCCTTATGCGTAAGGCTCAAAATGAGTATTTCAAGACACGCAACCAAACAGCCCTACGGAACAGCAAGGCTCTCGAAGCCGAGATTGACAAAGAGATTGAGCGTGTGAATAACATTATTGGTATAAAACAGCCCAAGCAGACTAAATTATTCAATGATTAAAATCGAAAAGTTATGTATTCTACAGTATTAAAGGAAATTATGGCATTTTTACTCGGACGAAAGTATTATGCAAATATAATAGCAACAAGAGGTACAACAAAACAAGAAATTTGTTCCTACATCTTCGCTACAAAAGAAGCTGCTGAGCGGCATCGGGATGAAATTGAAACAACTCTGTCATTCCGGTATATCGAAACTATTTCGTTCCGTTCCCGAAAAGTCAGTTTGGAAGCGACAGTTAAAAGTTAAACTATCCGCGCATCGTTCACTATTTATCTTTGAGCTATGATTTTCAAGAAAGTAAAAAAATGGTGGCAGTCACTTCGGTACTACGTCATTGCCGACCCTGCCGACAACTCTGTAACACTCTCAAAAGTGTTGTTCAATCATATCAAGAACGAAGCCTTTGGGAGTGATGAGGCTCGCGTGTTTGTGTTTAAAATTACGGATTCAGGATGCTTCGGGTTCATGACAAACCCAAGCATCGAGCAACCTACGCAAATGTGCAATATTCAGTACAATGGGAAATACCGTTGTATCGGTTTTGAAACACTCTGTCCGTCTGTTGGGCAAATCTTATATACATACGGATTAAATGCTTCACAGTGTGTCAAATTATCCGTTTCCGTATGCCGTACAGGGCAGGGTAAAGTTTACTATCAAATAGAACGACCCCATGCAAAGCATATTAGGAAATACACGAAAGGCTGATATTACTTTCCACGACAATGGACGTATCAATATATCTGCCAGAGTGTCCAAGTTATTGGAATTGTCACATGGTGATGTAATTGATATAATGGACGGACAGGGTGAAATATATCTGTATGTCAAGCACCGTGTGCCGGTTGTCGGTAGGCACGAGGGGATGGTATTCCGTTCCAATAAGAACGGAAATCATTGTATAGCCTCATCCGTGATGCTCTGCCGTTACATAATTACAAGGTGCGGAGGAAGTGGAAAGGTACGGTTGTGTTGTGGGACTCCTGTAGAATTGCAACACTACGGGAAAGCATTGCCGATTATAATTAAATACATATTGTGATATGATTAAAGAGATTAAATACAATGGTTATACCGCCAATCCGTCCGACTACGCATGTCCGGACGGAGATTTGGCAACATCAATAGGCGTTATTCCCGAAGATGGTTCACTTAAATCTATATTGCCACCATCTGAGGTGTTCCGGCTTGAAAGTGGGGCATCTGTCATGTATATCCATGAAACGGCAAACATAAAACATTACATCATCTTCAAAAACAATGCGATTAGTTGGTGGGACGGCACAGAGGAGCATGAACAGGTCTCTCTTCGTACATTCAAGGAGATATACCAGATAAATGCCATTGGAAACACACTTCTCGTTTTGTCGGAAGATGGTATGCATTATTTCCTATGGAAAGGAAATGACGATGGGTATTTGTACCTCGGTACTAAAATTCCCGAATGCCCTTTGTCATTTGGTTTGCAAGGGGAAATGGTTCGCACGGATGAGTTCTCCATATCATTTGATGCCATTAACGAAGGTAGTATTTGGAATGAATTTTCAGATAGTAATAAAACACGAATAACAGACCAAGTACTTGCACATGTAAACAAGTTTATTGCAGAGAGGTCAACCAATAAAGGAAAATTCCTTTTCCCATTCTTTGTCCGATACGCCTATCGCCTATACGATGGAACTTTGACAATGCATTCTGCCCCTATTCTGATGATTGCTTCATCTGACCTCGCACCGCAGGTTTTTTGGACGCACCTAACAGGAAAGGGGAAATATACGGATGCACAGCTGCGTGTATGCGGAATGCTACACGACCTTGACTATGCAGTCATTCATAATTCACGGCTTGAAATGATTAAGAATTGGAGAGATATTGTTCGCTCGGTAGATGTTTTTGTTTCAAAACCGATTTATACATACGACCAAAACGGGAAATGCACACGGTTTGCTCAATCAGAAAGTTATAATTCTTATTGCGTATGCAAGCATACCAATCAGGCTGCATCAACTTCAAAATACCCTCTTCGTTATCAGCGTCATACATTCAATAAACTGTATGCTTTTACTTTTGACCCGAACGGATTGACATATCCTGCCGGACGTTTGATGATTCCTCGTAGGAGCATTGATGATGTCAAAGAGGATATTCGCTCCACATCACAGTTCTATTTACTTGAGAGTATTCCTGTAGAGCAGCTTACAACGGCACGGACAAAATTGGTTGTTGAGGAAGACTATTTGCAGTCACTTGTCACTCGTGAGGTTATGACGGACGATTATGATAGCCATGATAAATTGTTGCCTAATTATTCATTTGTGTATAACTCAAGGCTCAATCTTGCCAATATCAGGAAAGAACTATATGACTTATATAATATTGGGGCAATGATACCATATACCAATGGTTATGTCGCAATCTGGAATGGAATGCCACCTACTCAAATGGATGGGACGATGGGGGCGACCGTTTACTTTTACATAAAGCAGGATGGCCGGGACATTGTGGTTAGTGGAGAATCATATCAGGTTTCATTTTATAGTCCTCCTTTCTTATTTTTGTTCTATCCCAATATAAACGCATATAAAGCAGTCATTGTAACTCATTATGGCGTTCCTATGTATTATGAGGTCACGTTGGAACAACATAAATTCCTCAATGGTTCTTTCTATTTTGCCGGTTGGGAAAATCCGAAAGAAGGTAGTAGCAGCTATCCTACTACAAGCCCATTGGCGGAAAGAATCATTGATTTGCCCAACAAAATATATACATCGGAAGTGAACAACCCGTTTCATTTTCCGGTACTCGGCATCAATACGGTTGGAACAGGAACTATTCTCGGCATTTGCGCTGCTGTGAAAGCATTGTCTGAAGGTCAGTTTGGACAGTTTCCTCTTTATGCCTTTACTACGGAAGGAGTATGGGCGTTGGAAGTGTCTGCTACAGGAACATACTCCGCCAAACAACCGATTACTCGTGATGTGGTCATTAACCCCGACAGCATTACCCAGATTGACACTGCCGTCCTGTTTGCAACCGATAGAGGTATTATGCACATCAGCGGCTCGTCCACACAATGTATATCCGACATCCTGAATACGGAGGATTTGTTCAGCATTGCCGACCTGCCTAAGTCTGATGCGTTGATAAACATCTTCAACGAAAAATCCGATGAAAGCGAAAAGATAACACTCGCAGACATCACGCTGTTGCCGTTCAACGAATTTCTACGAGGTTGCCGTATGGTGTATGACTATACCCACCAACACATCATCGTATATAACAGTGCAGTGCGTTATGCTTATGTTTTCTCTTTGAAGTCGAAATTGTGGGGTATGATGTATTCCGATATTGTGGCTAATGTCAATTCCTATCCCGAAGCATTTGCCATGGCAGAAGGTTCGAGATTGGTCGATTTCTCCAAGTCTAATGCTGAGAATATAACAGCTCTAATTATTACTCGTCCGTTCAAGATGGATGCACCCGATTCGTTCAAGACTATAAATACTATCATACAGCGTGGTATGTTCCACTCGACCCATATCCGGCAGGTGCTGTATGGTTCAAACGACCTCAGACATTGGCACGTTGTATGGAGCAGCGTGGATAAAAATATGCGAGGCTTCCGGGGGACACCCTATAAAGCCTACCGTCTTGCTCTTGTCTGCCGTTTTGATAAAGCGGAAAGCATATACGGATGTACCGTGGCGTTCGAGCCGCGTATGACAAACCAAGTACGATAGTTTTCAGGTAAAACAGATTGTTTATAAAGGAGAAAGAGCCGGGATGCGTGATGCACCTCGGCTCTTGTCTATTAAAACGGCTTGCATTTCCGTCTTATCTTGCCTTTCCTTGATACAAGCGATGTCTGTATCTTGCTTTTCAGTTCTTTGAATTTCCCCTCCCAATTCGCTTGACTACCTGGATTGGTGATGCTCATCCAATCGGCAAGCACTCTGCATACAAGATATTCATGTATCAGATGATTTAGCAACTGCACGGTCGTCATTGAAAAGCCAACTGGCAAATTCAGTACAATATCGTATGCTTCAGGAGCAGTCAGTACATTATCGAAATTTTCTTGCGTCTCGCCTATTTCCGTTTTTGTATAGGGAAAAAGCATTTCCACACATTCGGCATGGGCAAGATTCAGTACCCTTGTTACCCGGTCGATATTTCCTTTCTGACCGATGTCGAATACCTGATGCCGGGCGTGTACATCGTCTGTTTTCATGATGTCGCCCTCAACAAACGAATAGTTCTCGGCATCATATATCAGTTCCGACCGTTTGAATGTCAGCGTTACAGATTTAGTCTGTAGCTGATTATCACTACAGCAATACATTATCAACTATATGTAGGGCGTTCAGGGCGACTGCGTTTATACAAAGCACGCTTCACATTCTCTAACGATACTCCTGAATGGGAAATATAGGTTTCTGCATCCTCCTTGTTTGTAATGGCGAACCAATCTCCAAGAGCCATGTCCACAAGGTAAGAATGTATGCCGTTTCCCAATGCGTCTGCCGATGAGTTGTTGTAGTTGCTTGGCAGCTCAAACGAAAGTTCAAGCACTCCGTCATTGTCAATCTGTTCGGCAATTAGGTTATCGCTCGTGGTTTTGTCTTCCGACAGATACTCTCCGAGCAGACTTTTCAAAGCCGAGAAAGCGTTGGCCAAGGAACGGCGGATTTGGTAGCTGTTCTCATCATCATCACTTGCTTGCATGTTCGAGGCAGCTTCGTATGTCTTTTTGCCTTCTGCCTCTCGTGCCTGTCCTGTCAAGTATGCCTTATTCTGAATGTCATAGATAAGTTCTTTGACTTGTTGCGTGACGGTCAATGTCTTTTTATTCTCTGCCATAATACATTTATTTAATTGTTACTCGTATCGTATGTAGGGCGCATTGGCTTTTTCTTGAAAAACGCCTTGCGCATGATGTCTTCCAAATAGGTGGCGGCTTCCGAAGCATATCCGGTTGCTTCACTCTTATTGGTAAATGTGTACCATTTGGCCGTAATGTTCATCACGAAGAATGAAAATAGGCTGCGTTGCATACTGGCAGTCAAACTGTCATCGAATGCTGTTGACAGACCTAATGTCAAAGAATACTCACCGTTCGTTTCTTCCTCCGATATAAGTACCTTTTTCAAACTGTTGCAAATCATATTCTTGCACTCGTTCCAAAATCGTTCAAGGATGGATTTATCCTCTTCGGTGGTCGAAATGGTTTCGTAGGCATGTTCATCGTCCATCTTTGCCCCTGTGTATTCCGTAGTCTTTGCCACTTCCTCGTACACGGTTTCTTTATTTATTGTCAATACTATTTCCATATTCAAAAACTAAATAGATTACATGATATACCCACACCAACGTAGGGACCGAACTGTGGCGTTCCTCCCAAAGTCATCCCGTAGCCCACCTGTATGCCGATGCTCCATCGCTTTGGCTTCGGGCGTTTGGTTATGGTCATGGTTTCGTGCGGCATACGTAATATCAGGCTGTCAAGACTTGCATTGTACCCGCTCACATATGCTGTATAGGTGCTATCCTCATACACTTTCTGCGTAATCGGTATAAACACGTCCGCACTATCTGGAACGCTTTTGCCGAAATTTCCTAAACTATCCTGCGTGTTGGGAACAAAATCGGGCGTTTTTGTGGGTATTTCGGTTAATTTGGGAACGCTTACCGGCAATCTTGCGATTATATTTCCCAATGGCAAGGCCGCTTTAGGAATAGGCGTATAGTAAGGAATCGTGTCATACACCGTCACCCTGACCGTGTCCGGCACCGCTGATTTCTCCTTGTGCCCGTTCAACCCCTTGCCCCCATTCCAAAGAACAGAGCAGATAAGCAATACCAATAGCACGCACAACAATATGTTTTTAGTCCTTTCCATACTTGTAATCCCAATCCGTCAATGCTGCAACGTGAGTTCGCACAATAGCATCACGCCCCTTGTCTGAAATAAGGTAAGCTACATCCTGTTCATTGTCCATGAAAAAGTTTTCCGTAAGGACGGCGGGGCATTTTGTTTTGCGTAGGATATAGAAAGCCTCTTCCCAGTCAGGGTCACCGTCCGATAAATCCTTACGGATTGTAAGTCCGGCAAAATTCTTTTCCGCTTCGGCATACAGCATGGTGGCAAGTTCATCGCTCTTGGTTTTGCCTTTGCTTGTGTAGGCACTCCAACCACGAGCCTTTCCCCATTCACCGTTTTTCGATGCGTTGCAATGAATGGAAACAAGCACCACATTCTCTGCGCCAAAACGTCCGCAAATCTCATTCACACGCCTTACTCGTTCTTCAAGGGATATGTCTTCGTTTTCGGTTACAATGCGCTCCGCATCAATGCCTAAAAATTTCAACTCTCCCTCGATGCTTTTTGCTATTTCTCGTGCGTAGCTGTATTCTCTGAACTTACCGTCAGGGCTACGCTTTCCCGGAGTATTCTCGCCATGTCCGTTGTCAATCAATATTTTCATGCTTGGTAATTTATTGGGTTAGTATTCGCTTGGCGGAATTCGGTCTGCACAACCATGTTTGTTACATTTTCGGAATTCCAGTGCCTGATTCTGAACGGCAAGTTCGCTGTTCTTTTCACTTAGTTCGCGGATAGTGTCGCGATATTTGGTTATCTCAATATAAAGGTGGTCAATCTTTGCGTCCAGTTCGGCAACCCGCTTTTCTTTCTTCTCGTACAATTCTTTCCACTCCGCAGCATAAGCTGTGATGTTGTCCGCCTCAGCTTTCTCTGCCTCGGAATCTGCTTTTTTTGTCTTGCTTTTAATCAATAGTAAGGGCAATATCACCAATGTGATGAGAGAACCGATAACTTGGATAATCGTGCTTAATTGCTCCATATCAAAGTTCCTCCAATTAAACATCCCAAACAAACTCCGGCTATCGTTAAACCGAAATCAATCCAATCCCATTTGCTGCCATGCGCCTTGTCTTTGTACTCCAATGCAGTTGCTGCCAATACTCCGGCATACATTGCAGTAAACCAACCGAATGCAAAAATGCCGATAATCAGTCCTCCAATGAGGTGTTTCCACCTGTTGCTCATTCCGAGCCAATCAATAAACTTTTTCATTGTCATCGCTATTTTAAATTAAACATAGTCCAATCCACACTGTCTTTTTCCCTCCATCCGTCCTGAACGGTCTTTATCACATAGGCACACACCGATTGGGAGAACGCAATAAAATCATCTGCATTCTCGAAAGTATGATAGATGGGCGTGCCATCTTCCTGTTCGTTGATTTTTAGGGTAAGCGGATAAGGGATGTTCTCACTACGCTCTATAGCGGAAAAGTTCAGTTGGTTCTCGGTAGAAAGGTATATCTGCTTCTTGTTCCAGACAAAACCGTTTATAATCTTCTCCTCCGTTGTCTTGTTTATAGCGGACACGACAATCTCCTTGACCTCGGAAAGTGTAGGCTTGCGGTTGAATGTATGCCTGTATTCCCAACCGCTTTCACTCTTTTCATCGTCTTTCCAAAAGCCAAAAAACAATATCCACTTGGAGCGTCCTGTACGCACAAGACAATCCTGCCGCTGCTTTGTGCCGTAAATCTTTTCCATTTTTGTGAGTTTTGATTTCAGGCAAAAATAGCGGAATCCAAGTGGATTAATATGTTATCCTTTTACCATCAGGTAAAATTGTATTTTCTCTTTCCTCCGTCAAATACCTCGCATTTGAGAACCGTTTCAAATGGGAAACCATCTTCAATGTCGCTGATTTGGTCAAGAATGCCTTTCATCTCAACAGAAGCTGTAAAGAACTTTCCCCATTCTTGGGTTGTAGGATTGCGGAAAGATACAAGATAACGGTCTTCTCCTTCTTTGGTATCTATACCCGTTTCAAAATCATGTATCTCAATTGGTATATTTACGATGTCACTCAATCTCATTACTTTGCCGGGAAAGCGTTTCTTTCCGTCAGCAGGAGTATATGTAACTCCCATTTCTGAAAATTTCTTCATTTTCTTGTTTGTAAGTATGTAAAACAAATGTTTGCAATCAGCATGGCAAGCCATTCCTTTGAATGAACCTATGATTTCCTGCCTTCTTTTGCGTGATTTGACTTTGGCAAGATTTCTGGCTGCATTCTGTTTCGTCCGTTTCCTTAGCAAGGAATAGTCCCCGAAATTCACATAACCCAAAGCATCCATGCCGGATGAAATGGGGGCGACTTTCTCGCTGGGCTTGATGGTCAGTCCAAGTTTGGCACTTTCTTCATGTAGGCAATTCCTTAGTCTCCACAACTCCTTTTTGCTTTCGCCGAGGATAAAGGTGTCATCACAAAAACGGAAATAATATGCCGCACCGTGCTGTTCTATCATTGCATGGTCGAGGTCATTTAGATACAGGTTGCCGAAAAACTGGGAGGAACGAAGTCCCTTGCTGATACCGGCATCTGCATCGGGATATAGCACTTTGACAAAATTCTCCAATATCGGCAGCAAAATCGGGTCGGCAATGTATTTTCTGATTTTGTCTATCAATATGCTATGAACGATATGGTCATAGTAACCTTGATAGTCTGATTGATAGAAGTATTTTAGGTTTGGATTTGCTTTCATTGCGGCTTGAATGGCATGAAACAAGCCTTGTGGTCCTCTTCCCTTGATGGAAGCTGCAGTTGTCTCTATCAGAATGGGAGTAAGTTTTTCCTCTATGATTTCCATAATGGCATTACTGCCCATCCTTTCAAAGACAGCAGGGGCTTGGACTGTCCGTATTTTAGGACCGTCTTTCGTTTCAAAGGATTTTAGCGTGTTGACTCGGAAAATTCCATTTCCTATCTGTTCTTTCATTTTTGCAAGTATGGTATCTCGATTGAGTACATATCGTACTTGGCGTGCTGTGTACTTCTTTCCATCAATTAAGACAGAGTTCCTTTTTTCTGCTTCGGTAGAGGATTGGCTGAGGTTTGACAGCACACGCTTGAATGACGACAATAGGTTTTCTTCCGTTATTATTTCGGGGATGAGGTTGTATAAAGGATAACTGACCGAAGGTGTTCCCCCGGTCAGTCCTATAAAATTGTCCGTATCATCATAGACCGCCTTCCAGTCCCGTGAGGAGGATATGAAACCCTCCTCACTTGTGGTTAAAGATATGTTCCGGCTTTCCATAAATAATATATTATAATGCTTTTGCCGAGGCGCGAACCCCTCGGAGAATATAATTGCCCAACTCGTAGGCGTATAGGGTCTCCGATTAGTTAACCATCAGAATTTGAGCCGACCACCGTAGTTCGTGTTCGAGTTCGAAGATGCGTTGTTCGCGTTCGCATAAGCGAGACCGGAGTTCGCATTCGAGTTGTTGCCAGACCGAAGAACACAGCGGCCTCTACTACCACTCATCCAGAAACCGGCAGCATAATGGGTCACATACATGCTTGTGTCTGTCTTGTGAACTCGACTCGGAAGGACATCACATTTCGCTCCATGTACGATACGCACAACACAATTCCCGTTGGATGATTCAACCGTTTTGACTGTGCGCTCCGTTTTTGTAACAGGGTTGTAAATATGAGCGGTGTAATCAATCGGATATGAACTGTCATTCTCCGTACATTTGGCTTTATAAAAATCTTCATAAGTCGGGACATTGAACGCAATGTAGTCCATCCATTCGGAATCACAGCCTACATAGTGCTTTAATCCCAAAATGGAGTTAAGGTTGTTCCCTACATTATAGGAATCTCCCATACCAACGTTATCCTGTTTGTTCAGGATAGCGTCATGCACACCGTTGCCGACTACCGACTGTTCATTGGTCGTCCCATTCAACGCCCACCACAAGTTACTGACTTCTTTGTGCTGCTCGTAGTCCTGCAACTGGTAGCCCGGTCCTCTCATGCGGCAGATATTCTGAAAGTCCTTGGCAGTGTAGTTCAATGTGCCGATTGGCATTTCAAGCGGATTGCCCTCACTGTCATATTTCCATTCATTTGAGGTTACGGATGTTCCATTGCCTTTCTTTGAACGTACATCGCCTGATAGGCTTCTCGGCATCTTCAAGCCATCTATGGTGATTGGATAGACACCGATAAGGCTGTCATTATCGCCTACGGTATGCTCTGTCCATTCAGGTTCTATGGCTTCGATGTTGTCACTGTCCACAGTCAGGCACTCAATGTCCCCGATGTCACGGAAAGAGGTGAAGTAAAACCACTTTGCACCGCTTGGCACATCGCAGAAGATGTAATCTCCAATGGAGAAGTCAAAGTAAGTATGACTGACAGACATGATGAATATGCTTATCGCTCGGTTGTTCTCGTCCGTGAAGACGCCTCCGAGACGCGCATGATTCAATCCCGGCCATCTTACCTGCTTCATGCCTTTCACATCCATCCTGTAACTGTTGGTGTTGGATGCGGTGGCTATCACATCCTCGCCAAGGATTTCACCGATAACGGCATCGTTCGCATATACACCGGTATTTTCCCGGTATAGCAACTCTGAAAGTTTCGTCTTCTTGCTATGCAACGCAGTTGAAAGTGGTTCGTATTCAGTAACGGACGGAATGTAATATTTCGCCTGATTCTTGTAGTCGTTCACTCCCTTATACCAATGATGAGGGGCGTGCCAAAATATGTCAAATCCCTCTCCAGCGGAATCGGACACATCAAAACTGCTTCCATCTTTCAGGTAGTTGAAATCCGTATCGCTTACCTGTACGCCTTCCATTTGGTTCTTCTTGGTGTTGTAAGAACATTTATAGGCATGGCATCCTTTCTGTATGGCAAGCATATGTCCGCTCGGAATGTAGGTGTTCCCATAATCCGCCCCTGTCTTGTTTTCCGGATTGCTGTACCTTTCACAAGAATCACTCTCCACAACATCGCTGATTTTTACGATGGAGAATTGAGAGTTGTGAAGTTCAAGTTGGGGAAAATAGGCAGCAAACGCATTTATTTCGTCTGTTTCCACAAGTTCGCTCAATATCCAACGGCCGGTAATACCACTGCACTGTTCCTTTTCATCGTAGGCATTTCCGTTTGCATCAAGTCCGATAGCACCGCTTTCCTTGATGGAACGCAACAGTCCGACACTGGCGGTTGCATTCACATTGGGAATCCGGACGGTCTTTAGCGCACTCGCATTGACTATCTGTTCCAATAGCGTCATGGCATCTACATACGGACACTCATTGACAAATATCTTTGTTATCTTGGCTACACCACCGAGCGTCAGTCCACCGGGATAGGTAAGGTTGGGCAGGTTGTTCAGCACGAGTTCCGTTATTGTTTCCGGAAGCGTAAGTTTGTCTATCGGCGATGTTTCAGCCAGTGTGATGGCAGAAAGTCCAGTATTGTCGGCATATACGGAAACCAGACGCGGACACTTCGATGCGTTGACGGTCTGCACTTCTGTGTTGCGCACATCAAGAATACGCAAGAACGGCATATCACCCAAATCAAGGTTGGTCATATAGCCTGTGTTACCGGGCGACATCGTCCAATTGCCATGAGACTCTCCACCCACATACAATTCCTGCAACAACGACATCTTGGGCAATGTGTTTCCAAATTGGGGGTCGATACTGATTTCACTCAAATCAAGCATACTCATTCGGTCTGCCTGATAGATGTATAGCATAATGTTTTCTCCGTGTTGAAAGTTTGTGAAAACACCTTCTTCTCCGGCTTTAAGGTAAATTCCTTCCGTGATATTTCCGCTGTCATTACCAATGCCAAAATATCCGCTCTTTGCTGCCTTGAAACGGATGACGGCACCTTCTTTTGCACCGATACGTCCACCGATATAACCACTCTCCGCCTTGAAGTCGCCGCAGCGGTAGTAGCCGTCACGGATGCGCCAACGTTGTTCAATAAATGCTGGTAGTGAGGTTAAACCCAAGCCTTGCAGGGCATAGAAATAAAGGTCGCTGTACCCTGTATATTTAATATACTTGCGTTCTCCGTCATAGCTTGATACCACTTTCTGCCATTTCTTCAGGCGTTCTGTCACGAAATAGTGCATAGCCCCTTTAGGTGAGAAAGGACCCGCGCCTATACCGAGCGTGTCAGGCAGGGAGCGCATAGTGTCGGCTATGGCCGGCAAGGTAATGGTATTGCCGTTTTGGTCAACTTCCATAGTCTGCTGTCCTCTTATATCGTTCCACAGCACAGAACCTCGTCCTGCGTATGCACTGTTTGTCAAATCGCCGGGGTCAACTTCCGGGTCAATGGTCTGCCCTCCGTCATTGTCCTTTCCGTTGCAGGTGTCGCAGTCATATACCTTGTTGCAATACATCCGTCTTGCCTCCATGCCGTTTACACCGCTATATATACCGTTTTTCACGCTGCATCCGTCCTCCAAGAAGAACATGGGCTGCATATTCTTTGCTTGTTGGTCAACAGCGGCAAGGTAGTCGGTAAACAGGTAGTACGATACCAACGAATAAGGACTGATGTATTTCCACATCTTCGTCTTCCATATCTCCTGCCATTTCCCTGCAAGTTCTTTCTTGGCATAGTCGCAGCTGTCGCAGAATTTAAGTACTTGGTACAGGTCGAACGGTACTTTCCGTCCCATGGCCAGGTCTATCTGCAACTGGTCATCGTCAATCATACACTCGAAGTAACGTGTCCACATCGGGTAGGTTTCCTGTCCGAGTTTCAGTTTGGTAACCCAAGAGGCCTCGGCGGTGGTCGGCTCCATCATGTCGGCAACACTTCCCACTCCCTGCCACCAGTTCATGGCATCATAGGTCAGAAGTTCGTAACCACTCACGGGGTTAAGTACTTTCCCGGTAATCTGCCATTTGCCACCAACCTGTTTCATTTCTCCGGTTTGTGCAGTCCATTCACCTCTCTCATATGCCATAAAGCGATAATCCTGTCCGCAATACAATGATAAAAGATATAGTTTATCCTTATTTGTTGTTCCATCATTCTTGAAACGAGTTTCTATCTGGTCAAGATTCTCTTCTTCTTTACCAAAGTATTCTACAAAGTCTCCATAATTGATGCAACCTTTATTGTATCCGGGAGTATCTTTAAAACCAAGCGCAACCTGCTCGCCTTTGTCTTCTTTCCAGTTTCCTTTGGCGTGAAACCATGCATCGGTAAGGCTTTCTTGTGTCGCACGGAATGCGGCAATGGGATGATTGGCTGTCGAATGGTTCATCTGCAATCCTTTCAACGAGACATCGCTTTTTGTCCAAGTGCCGTCAAATGCACGCTGTGCCGGAGTAAGGTAATCACTTCCAAGAGCACGGAAAGTGGCATTCATCAGGTCGCATACACCGCAGTCGTTTGCCCCAGAACTGTCAGAATAGTCCACCTTTACTGTGATAATCTTCACAGGAATAGTATTTTCTCCTACACGCACATAGCCTATTTTCATAAGTTCGTATGAAATTCGGGCATCTTCGTTGTCATAGTCCGGGTAGATAGGTGTAACTTCCCAACCTTCATTTTTCTGAAGATAGAAGCGGTCGTTCTTGATAGGTCGCTTTGCCGATGTTGTTCCCTGTCTTCTCCATTGTACATTGATTGCCTTGAAACTTCTCCATGGTCGTTTCGGGTCATAGTAGAATAGTGTACATTTGAATTTCTTGCTCGTATCTATGTCACCGTCAAATGTGTCAAAGGTCTGCTGGTCTGCCACCACTACATAATAAGGCATTCCCTTGGCAGAAAGGGCTTCTATGGTGGGGCGGTTTTGCGTGTCAAGCACGTTCTCTTTCTCGTATTCCACAACCATGGCAGTGGTGTCTGTCAGTTTGCACAAGTAGTTTTGGAACGCCTGTGCCCATTCATAATGACTCTCGTAGGCAAGCATATAGTACAGGTATAGGTCTCCTTCCGTACCGTTGAACGTAACGGTTCTGTTGTTAAGGATTGCACCACTGTCACTGATATAACCGATACAGCCCACTTCTTCTCCGTTCAAATACAACTTCATGCAGGAGTAATTGCTTCCACCCCGTGATACATAAATGGTGGACGGTTCGACAACTACTGCCATCGTGATTTTCTCGCCAGAGCGAAAGCTGCGCTCAACTAAGGCAGGCTGTCCTGTTTTACAGTAGATAGCAGCTTTGTTGCCGCATACATAGAAACCTGCACCGCTATCAGCATCATAGCACTCTATGAGTTTTGAATCTGCTTCCTTGATGTTCTTGGTGGCAAATGCGAATTGGACGGCACAACCTGTAGTCCGTTCGGTGGCAGAGTTCCCGAAAGGGTAGTAATCCAATATCTCCGCTTTCACATTCTCTGCTATGCGAAGGCATCGTTCGCCCAAGTAGTCCACGAATCCGTTGCTTGACCAGTTTGCGCCCCTTACATCCATAGTTATGCCGTTGTTTTCTATGGTATGGTCGCTCTCGCTGTTGCTGCGCGCGGAAAAATCATATCCGAACAAAGCTCCGTCCTTGATGGCCATGTCAATGGCACTCCCTTTTACAATTACCTTGATTTCATTGGTGGACACATTTCCGCTCTTGGCATGTACGGTAATGCTCTGGCTTCCGTCCGTGCTGTATCCGCTTATCTGCTTGTTCACGGTAAGCGTTTCGGCAATCATGGCTTCCACGGATGTCACTTTCTCATCGTCATAGAAGACATCCACGTGCGTTTCCGTTTTACCCGATGTGTATGCTGCGACCTCTATGGTAAGGTTATCATACAGGCGGAGCGTACCGTTGTTGGTGTCGTTGAACCGGATTGCCACGATAGGAGTGGTGTCCTCGGCATCAATACACATGATAGCAGAGTAAATGGTATTGCCCCTTACTCCTGATTTGTTTTCCGTTCCATAAATGCGTACCGGGTATGCCCCATGTGTCATCCGTTCACCGCCGCCGAATACATTACTCGGATTGATGGATATGCTCTTGGTGTAACTGTCATTGACTGTTGCCTCTCCCAGTTTCTTCCATTCCCCGTTGTAGAGCATTTCCACTGTGGCACGTATGGATGAGGTGTTGTTTGGGAATTTGTAGAACTGTCCTATATTTTTTGCTGTGCCTCCTACGGTCAATGCGGTGCTGCTTGTGTAGTTGAGCGGCATAGGCTGTTCAACTGTAATATCCACAGCAACAATGGTAATGGCTTTCTTCTTGGTGTTCCCGTCCGCATCGGTAGCCTGAACAAAGAAACTCTTGGATGCAGCACTGCTGAAGTACTCAGTAAAGTCAAGTTCAAACTTGTAGTCCGTTGCACTTGCTGAGCCGGTTTCGTTCATTGCCTCGCTATACAGGGTAAGTCCTGTGCTTGCATCAATGATTGAAACATTACGGATAACGCCAAGCACTTCGTTACCGTCCGGGTAACTGACACTACGCAAAGCTACATTAATTTTTATCTCGGAACCGAACGCCACAATGGGGGCGGCTTCCTCAAAGTAGATGGACAGGGTGCTGTCCTCGCTCGAACCTCCGCCTCCTCCATTTTTCGGAATCTTAAGTACTACATCTTCTATCTGTCCCCCGTTCAGGTTCACGGCTTTGTAGTAGATATATTCCTCATCGCTTTCTTCGTCAAATCCTCCGATTGATTTTTCCTGCATGGCGTATGCGCCTCCTGTGGAAAGGGCATCTTTCCCTCCTTCTTCCGGTTTATCGGATGTTTCCACGTTGCTTCCTCCGCCACCGAATGCTACCCATGGTTTCAAGTCCTCTGGTGTTATGTCGCTCGCTTCACGTGTAAATTGGTAGGTGAGCCACACGGGTGCACCGTTCTTGTCGCTTTCTGCAGTCTTGAACGTAAGGATGATACCGCTTTTAAGATAAACTTCCCCATTCTCCTTTTCAAGGTCTGACACGGCTTTGATGGCTGTTGACAAAGTGTATTCCACATTTCCGCACAGGGCATTTACATTGATTATATCGCCTATGCCCTTGCCACCACCTGCGCCGAAATCGCTCCAGTTGTTTTCTTTAAACCAGTCCGATGTATCAGTCCATTGTTTGGAAACCCATCCGGATTCCGTCAGGAAGGTCAATACGACACCTGGTATTTTCAATACCGGTGAATATTCGGAAGCGGAACACCGGTCAAGGGCAACGGAAAATGTTATCTCCCTGTCTGCAAGGTCAAACAGCTGGTTGACATTTACAATACTGCGTGCCACGATTTGCTTGTTTTGTGAAAGAATGTTTTTTCTGTTTTCTTCCACCTGCTTCATATCTTCCTGTAACTTCGCACCTTCATCACCGGGGAATGCAGTCGAACTTGTGTGACCAAGTGCAAGGTCTGAACCGATTGGCACCAATTGATTTCCGCTCCAACGATAGCTTTTCCCATCTTCTTCGCATAGAAAGACTTTACCGGAAGAGGGTATTCGCCCGTTTGTACTTGCCGTACCGAAAACATCTGCATTCAACCAGTTGTTATAATAAGTAGCAGCCTCGGATTCTCCGATTGTCGGAACGTATGCAAGCACAAAGCAACCATGTTCCTTATCATATACAACTTTACAACCCTCATCGTTGGAATTTTTGTCTATGGATTCATTTTTTACAGTAATGCCTACGGAAATGCCATAAAAATCTACCACGTCATCAATGTATCCGGGCAAGTGTCGGCTCGGTACTTTCCCTTGTTCGTCAAGAGGGGCGATTCCTCCGTTTTCACCTTTTGAATCTTTGAAAGAGTTCAGTTGGCTTCCAACTTCATTCGCCTTGTTGTTTGCCTTGTTTGCGGTATCCTTGGTTGTGTTTACTTGGTCTTGCAACGAGTTGACGCTATCACCAAGCGTGGTGAGGTTGGTGTCTTGCGCTTTGTTGCGGGCCTCTATATCCGTAATGTCGTCCTGCAGTTTGGTTATATCCTCTTGCAGTTTTTCTACGGCTTCGTTATACTGACCGCTGTCTATAGTTGGGTTACCTCCACTTTGTCCGGTAGGCACCCATTCTCCACCATCTGCAACATAAATGGGGGCCGGCAATGAAACTCCTACAAGTGCCCACCAGCCATCATGCGGAAAAGGATAGGCTGCTTTTAGTTTTTCAACGGTAGTGTACAGACCTTTTCCTGCTCCTTTGATATTTTTGGCTTCAAGCCAACCATCTACGACAACATTTCCTTTCAGATGGGTTTTTCCTTGGACAGTAGCATCGCCTCCTATTGCCGTATTGCGACCTACTGATACATCACCATCTATATGCTTTGATTCGTAACTCATATTAATACAGATTTTGCCAATTCGTTCAATGCGGCACTTTTCTCCGCATCACCGAATGTAGTTAATACTAATGCTGCTATGGTATATACCACAGCGTTGTAACATCGTCCGCAAATTTCTATCGCGCCGTATTTGTCAATCTTCGGATAAGGTAGATACACGGCACGGCTTACTTTTGCTTTTGTCGTCTTGCATGAATAAAATTCCATCACTCTTCCTTCCGGGCGTATGGAAATGGCACAGACAGGGCGTTGGTACGTACCCCTGATACCTTTAAATCTGGAAGATTGTCTTGCATATTCCGGGTCATCGGTATTTATGGGATAAAATACCGCACGTTCCCAGTCATCCATTTGGAAAACGACAAAACGCATGAAATCCTCCGGAAGCAGTATCCATCCGCTTTCATGCTCTTTCCAAAATATAGCATCACCGAAGTTGTGTCCGCCGTCAAGCAGATAGGGAGGTGCGGAACTGTGTACACGCTTTACGGCTTCCACAATCTTGGACTTGATGATGTCGTTGAGTGCAAGCGTGTCCACGTCACCGATTGCTGCCAATGTGTCACTTGCCATGTTTTGGTCAAGTGCGATACGGACATCTTTCGCTATGTCGTCAAGTTGATAGACTGTCATGCTCTTTTATCCGGTTATGACAATCCTTCAAACTCAATTCCGTTTGCGGCTGCCTGTTCAGTAATTGCTTTCATGCTGCGCATGGCTGTTCGGCTGATGCCGAATGTATCGGCAAGATAATCTTTTGCTGCGGACAGGTCGCTCACTTTCACTTTTTTCAGGGTTGGGTCATTCCCATCTGTGGTTTCTCCGTCCTGACTGTCTTCTCCTGTTACTTGGTTATCGACAGTTGGAATTTCTTTATCTTGCAGATTTTCTTCTGTTTTTGCATTTATCTTTTCACTTTCATCCTGCATACTGTGTAGCCGGAACAACTTTCCAAAATTGTAATGTTTTTCGATGGCACGCATTATGTCCTCGTTGTCTGTTGTAAACAGGCTGCTACCGTTGGACAGAGGTGTGAACGAAATATGCAGGTTCTTCTTACTTGGAAGCACTACGTTGATACTCACGTTGGTGTTCGCTTTATAGGTTTTAATCATATACTTGTAAATTAAAAAAGGGATGGGACTCCTTATCCCATCCCCGGTTATTGATTTCTTTTTGTGGATTATTAAGGCTCTTCAACAGGAGCTTTGGCAAGACGCATTCTTGCATGTGCTTTTGCATAGCGCAAGTACAAGCAGCTTACTTCTTGGATTACTACTGCATCGGTACGGCGGATACCGGCTTTCTGCAAGTCAAGTACGTTTCTTGCCCAAGAGATATGTGTTTTCTTCGACAGGTATTCCGGGTCCATTGCAAAGCCGCAGTCGCTCATGCCATTCACGTCAAATAGTTCGTGATGAATGGTCAGTACCTCTCCGAAATCGGTATCCCAAGATTTGAATTTCAAATTCCAAACCTCAACAGTGTCTTTCAGGCGGAACTTCTCACTCTTGATTTTCGAGAATGCAGACAGCATATCGCTACCGCAGAAAAGGATTTTGCGTTTGTTGCCGATACCTGTACCCACAAAGAGGTCTTTGGTAATATCCACAAGGTTTTCATCGGTAATGATGGCGCACTGCTTGTCCGCATCCCATTCGCCCACTTCGATGTCTTTGCCAGCCATCCACCATATACCGCCTGTAAACCAAGTGTTCATACCGTCCTTGGCAATATGCTTGATGACATTCTTGACACCGAACAGATAGGTATTCTCCATGGCGAGGCGCATATCATATACACCGTCCTCCTCAATGTCCGAGAAATTCCAGTTCACTTCCTTGGCGGCAATCTTGTCAAAGGTGGACTGCTCTACCTGAATCATGAAGTTCTGACAATACTGGGTTTCAGGCATCGGGATATTGTTGAAGCGTCCTGTCTGTACATCCAACTCACCACAAGCCTTACCCATACGAACAAGTGTTGTTCCTGAAGGAATCTCCGGTACAAGGATTGGTTGCTTACTCGAACTGTCCATGTCACCGTTAACAGCATACACGGTTGGTAAGTTTGTTGAGCTATCTTTACCGCATACACATAATACAAGGTCGGGAACATTGCTGTCTTCCAGCCCGTATTTTGTTCCATCCGGCTTCGTAATGGCTTTCACACCTACTACTCGAATGGTATCATCCAGAGTAAACATGTTCAGGTCATCTACCGGAAGGGAGGTGCTGGCTCCGTTCAGCATCTTTTCTACTTTCTTGTTGGTACTGCACTTGATTTCTCTTGTGCCTACGCTGTAATACTTAACTTCGAAAGAGTTTGTACTACTTGATTTTGCATAACGGCTGATTTGGTCGATAGGAGTTGCCATCGGACGTATCTTCACGATACGTTTGTCCACATCGCTCAAATAAAAATTTGAGTCACCATCCGTTCTGCCTGCGGTTTCCGTTGCGATACCGTCTGTTCCGCCCGTACCGTCAGCTCCGGCTGTTGTTTTACCTGCATCAGGGAGTTCGGAGGCGTTGGCCATGAACACACCGCTTGATGCGCCTGTCACAAATGCCAATAACATCAGCATGATGCGACACAGAAAACTTGTTGCTTTCTTCATTGCTCTTTTAATTTTTGAAAAGTGAATAAATAGAATTGATTTTACTTGTTTGTCCTGCGTTTTTCTCCGCCACGTTCCCAAATGTTCTGAGTTCCGTAGTTTTGGTCAATGACACCCAAATCTGGCATTTCTCGTGAGCCGCCTTTGCCTCCGCCGTTCTTGCTGCCGAGGTTGGCTGTACCGTCATTCTTGCTGCCCTTGCGCAACTTTTCTTCAATCTTGGTGTTGCGGCCTCTTACTTCGCCCTCACGGTCTGCCTGTTCCACATCGCTGTCATGCCGGATGGCTTTGAGTGCCATTGCCACGCTCTCACGTGTGAACTTGCCCATAATTCCGTCACGCACAATGCCGACAAGGAAATCCATTGCACTGTCAATGTCCTCATCAGATAGTCCTTCATCTTGCTGCATGGTTTCAAGGGTGGTCAAAGTCTCGTTGAGGTTCTTCTGATACTCTCCCTCGTACTCTTTCTCTTGGGCGATGCGTTCTGCAAACTCCTTATTGGCGGCTGCAAGTGCCTCCTGCTTTTCGGGGTCTTCAAGTGCGGCCTTGAAATCATCCCCGAATTTACGCACCATACCGATGATAGGGTCTTCGCCCTTTCTCCAGTCGGTAAGAAAAGCGGCACTGCGCGGGTTGCTTGCAAATAAGTCCGAGAGAGCTTTTTCTCGCTCACGGTATCCAGACAATTCGTTGTCGTAACTGTCGTAATCGTCATTGGTTTGACCAAATAACGCTTCATCATCGGCAAACTCCTTGTCGGGATACTTTGTTTTCAACCGTTCCATGTATCTGTCCCGGTTGCTTTTAACTTCCGTATTCTTAGGCATATACTGTAAATAATTAATGTTGTCTGAAACTTTGAAGCAAAAATAAGCTAAGATACACGCATTCTATGTTTATCTTTTTACGCTCCAATAGGTAACTTTGGTACACGGTTAAAGCTGTAATCTGTTGTAGGAATGAAACATAAAGGGGCATTGATGGAGTACTTTCAAGAACGTTTAGACGACTTGATGAGGGCGTACGATGAATATATTGAATCGTGCGACTACATCCGTATGCCTGATGTGTACAACAACATTGTCAATATGCCTTCACGCCGTTTTTGGGTAAGCGATATTCGGGCAGCTCTTGTGGTATCAGCGATGATGAAGGGCAAGGCGCATTTGGAGAAGATGTGTCCGTCCAAACGTGAAATGTACGAAGAAATCTATAGCCGTGTCATGGTAATGTACACCGATTATCCCGATAAGACTATTTCTGAACTATGTTCTATGGTTGTCATGCAGCCCGCCCCTAAATTCTACCTCACGCCTGGTAGTGCAAAGATTATGGTATGTAAAGCAAGGAAAGAATGGGTAAGACGAAAACAACAAAGGCTGTTTCGCTTTTAATTTCAATCATTGTATGCTGCTTGGCTTTGCAGGATATTCAAGATTGGTCAGAAGTCGGTATCTTCAAAGATTGCGGACCGGGGTGTCGTATGTCATATCCATTTTATCATGTGAATATAATTCACGCCGCACTTAATGCGTGGTGTCTGCTTTCGGTCGTATTCATATACAATGTGTCATTATGGCGCTTGGTATTCGCATACATTTCCGCCGTATCTGTTCCAGTACTCTGTCTATCCAATATTCCTACGGTTGGACTTTCAGGGTTAGTATTTGTACTGTTCGGTTCTGTTTCTTTCGAGGTAGAAAGAAAGGTCTATTATCAATTATGGATGGTTGTCTATCTCGTCATCGGTTTTCTTTTTCCCGGCACCAATGCGTGGGTACACTTGTACTGCTATCTCGTAGGGTGTTTGGCGGCATTGTTGAACAAACCTGTAAAAATCGGTTAATATGCAGGAGGAAATCAGACTTATCATCGAAGAAAACAACCGCCGAAACGCAGAGGTGTATGCACGCTTTGACCCAATTGGCGGGTTCGGTTCGGTTGGGGAACGTGTAAAGGTCTGTATAGAGGACTTCCCGATACGCACCCAATACCTGCCTGTCGAAATGATGGATGTACCGCTTGTTCGGCAACTTGTCGAATGTGGCTCTGTCAAGGCATTCTTGCAGGAACTTGGAAATGCCAATGAGGAAGATTATGAAAGCGACCGGCTCAAAGTAATAAGTCAGTTTGTGCGCATACGTAACAAATATGACTTCCCTTTTTGGGCGGCAACATTCGTCTATATTAAGAACAAGGGGGGAGGCGAAGATGTGTTATTTCGCCTTACTCGACCGCAACGTCGTTTCGTTGAAAGGTTGGAACGATTGCGAAAAGCTGGTAAGCCTATACGCCTTGTTTTGCTGAAAGCACGGCAATGGGGAGGTTCTACTACTTCGCAAATATATATGGCATGGTTGCAGTTGGTTCATAAAGTAGGACTGAACTCACTTATCATCGCCCATCAAGGTGCGGGTTCGGACGAAATTAAGGATATGTTCGACCGTATGATAAAGAACTATCCGGTGGATATGCTGCACAAGCTGGGTGAAACCTACAGCGAGAATGAGCCTAAAATGGTTGGGGTCGGTAAGTCGGGCAGTATTCATCGTGTACCGCAACGCAACTGTAAGATTAAGATTGGTACTGCCGAACGACCTGACTCCTGCCGTGGTGGAGACTACAACCTTGTGCATCTGTCCGAGGTCGGACTATGGAAAGCGACAGATGGGAAGAAGCCCGAAGACATTGTGCGCTCTGCCTGTTCGGGAGTGCTGCTGCGTCCATATACAATGATTGTATATGAAAGTACAGCCAATGGTACAGGTAATTTCTTTCAAAAAGAGTATGACGATGCTAAGAACGGAAAATCCCAGTTCGAGGCAATGTTCGTGTCGTGGTTTGACATAGAACAGTATTCGTTGCCTCTTGACGATGTGGAAGCTTTTGCACAAATGCTGTATGCAAACCGTGAGAATGACGGCATACCTTCATCCCGTGAGGAAAACGGCAAATATCTGTGGTGGCTGTGGGAGAAGGGCGCAACGCTTGAAGCTATCAATTGGTACATACAGGAACGTGCCAAATATACCGAACACGGATTGATGGCGGCAGAGTTTCCTTCCGATGATGTTGAGGCGTTCGTTCATTCCGGCGCACGTGTGTTCGACAAATACAAGGTCGAGAAACTTAAAGCATCATGCAAGCCTCCACGATATGTAGGAGAAGTATATGCCGATGGTGATGAGGGGAAGAAAGCATTGCAAAACCTCCGTTTTGTTGGTGACAGCCAAGGCTTGCTACATATTTGGGAAATGCCTGAGATTTACGATGACGAAGTGGTAACCGACAGATATTTGACGGTGGTCGATGTCGGTGGGCGTTCCAATAAGGCTGACTGGTCTGTCATTGTCGTGTTCGACCGTCTCTTCATGAATGACGGAGGAAAACCCACCGTTGTGGCGCAATGGTACGGACATATAGATATTGACCTTTTGGCGTGGAAAGCGGCACAGATAGCGGCTTTCTATGACAACTCCATGCTTGTGATTGAGAGCAACACACTTGAAACACATGACAAGGAAAGGCAGGTGGACGGAGACCAATCCCAATTCATTCTCAATCAGATTAAGGATGTTTATCCCAACCTGTACGCACGCAAGCAGTCGGAGGAGGCTATTCGGGAGGGATTGCCAGTGAACTACGGTTTCCACACCAATATAGCCACAAAACCGATGGTAATCTCAACCCTTGTGAAAGTCATCCGTGAGAGCCTGTATGTTGAGCGTGATGCCCGTTGTCTGGACGAATATCTGTGTTATGAGAAGAAACCGAACGGGGCGTTCGGGGCGATTATCGGTAAACACGATGACTTGTTGATGACCCGTGCCATTGGTCTGCACATCTGTTTCTTTGAAATGGATATGCCTAAATTCGTACCTCGTGTGGGAAGATATATCAGCAGGAAGAAAAAAGCGGTATCTGCCGCAACAATATAGTTTAACAATTTAACAATAGGAAAGATGAACATCTTTAAGAAAATCCGTGCTTCACTCCGTTTGCGTGAGGCAGTAAGACAAGCCGACAAGGCACATCGTGAGAATGGACAACGCTACTATGTAATGCCGACAAGTGGCGTGAGTGGACAACTTGTAATTATGGATAGGAACAATTTCCGTAAACTCAAGCAGAAGCACTATATCAACCATAATACATTCGTCAGAGACCTCGAATTTGAGTGTTTCTATTGCACTCCGTACAATAACGGGGCAGGTAAATTATCTTCGGCTGTAATGGCGAAAAAACGTAATCAGTATTACTCATGGTTGGAAGCAATCGGCAAATCAAGAAAAAATGGGAAAGTACGGAAATATTGACGGTATAGCAACACTTACCAACGACCCGCTCGCACTTGACAATATCAATAAGTTTAAAGTCGGGGACCGGGTGATGTGCAACGATAATGGTGTCATTGGTACGGTCAAGGAATTGGATATTCCGAACGAAGCCTGTATTGTTGATTTCGACAATGGAGAGGAAGATGTCTGGATAGAGAAATTCCAACTGTCCAAAGAATAATAAATAGACATGAGGGTGTATCAAATTGAATATATTTGGTACACCCTCATTCTTTATCCGCTAAGTATGGGCTAATTTGATTCTTTTCTCGTTGCCTCTTGACCAAATGTCATCTTCGCTTTGTCCATATGTCGCAAGCTGTTCTATTTCTTTCTTTTGTTGTTCCTGCCAAGGCTCAAACTCTATAATATCTCTCATAAGCCATGAATCCCACAGTCCTCTGAAACAGATACCCCGGTCATCAAGGTACACATCGGCTATGATTTTTCCGCTTGTATGTTCCGGTTGATTCGGGTTTTCGTTTATATGGTCGTATGAAATATTGTTTTCTGCCAACCACTTTTCCAATTTTTCAGTTTTCTTGCGTGTCGTGAAGATGATGATAGTCCATCCGTTTTTCTTTAGGGTGGCTGTACCTGTATCTGCGTTCGGTATCATCTGCCCAAACACATCCTCGCCTTGCCAACCTTTACTGTAGTCATGAATGACACCGTCAAAGTCTATACAAATAGTTTTCTGTTCCATGATGTCGTTAAATTAAAATTATTGCCTTATTGCATTATTCAGTTTGTTCACGGCCTGCATGTTCGCACCTTGTTGCGCTTGCGCCATCAGTTCGGGAGAAAGACCGTCAGGCATTTTACCCTGTTCCAATTGCTCTTTCTGCGACTTGATGCTCTGTAATAGTTCATCGGCAAACGGGAAGTCGCCATGTTCAAGTAGTTGTTCCACGCTGATAGCTTGTGCTTGCCACAACTGCATGAGTATGTCGTTGGCAAGATGCCTGTATGCAGGGGTAGTTGTACTTTCTGTGATGCTCAAGTCAAACTCCACGTCTCGTATCTTTTTCGGGTCGTATTCAATTTGCGCACCGCTCCGTCCGGCAATGTTGAACACGCGCTTACTGTCATAGAACTGCTGTATATTTTTTACATCCTTGTATGCACCATCTACCACAAAACCGCTGAAACATTCCAACAGGTCAAGCAAAGTGGTAGTGGCATTCTGCGTCTGTTGTTGGAAATGGGCGGCACTTTCACCCGAAAATCCAGGCTTGCCTTGTAATGCTCCTGTTACACCTGAAATGTCTTCAAAGAACTTCAATTGAATATTCAGCAGTTCAGCAATGCCGATGTTGGTCGAATTGTTGGCCACTTGTTCCGGCACACGTCCGCTCTTGCTCGGTCTATAGACAATCACACCGTTGAACTCAGCCCAGCTTTCCGCAATGTCGTCAATGCTCACTCCGTCCGGCAGACAATCATCGGGCATCATCAGTACCCCTTTGGCACTCGCACGCATTATCCAGTCATAAAGGGTTATCAAACGGTTGGTATATCGCTGTTGGTCGATGACATCAGATACGAACGAATGGATTTCACCGTCAATGAACGGATAAGCCTTGAATACGTATGGGTGGCTGTCGTGTTCGTATGGCGTTTCTCCCTCTTTCAGAATATCTCCGAATGGCGACAGGTAATAGAAATACCAATAATCGTCAATAAACCACGTGGCTTTAATGATCGGCACTTCTTCTTCGGGCATACCGACAGACTTCGCCATTTCAATACGTTCGTCATTGACGGCGACCACACACTTTTGGTAATCCTTCACATCTATCTTGAAGATGTCCCCGTTTTGATAGTCATGGCACCGGTATCTTGGTTTTTGCTCCTTGCGCCAGACCTCAATGACTCTGCACCGTCCCGGCTCGCTCGTAAACAGAAAATCGTAGTTTTCCAAACGGCTGTAGCCGAAACGCTCTGCATACGAGGCGATGTATTCTTTCTTTGCCGCCCACTTGTAGATGTCCCTAAGTCTGCGGTAATCTTCGGGTGAAGAGGCAAACTGTTCGCAAAGCTGTCCGAATGAAATGTCGTGTATCTCGCCAAGAACCGACACATCCCACCCTCGAAAATCTCTCATATTATTATCTATGAAGAAATTGTTTGGCTGTACATAGTCCGTCCAACAATCCTCTTTTCCGTTACGCCAACCGTATGATTTGCGATGTACAATGAAGCCGCTGATAAGAAACTCCTCCATTGTCCGGGCATATACTTCCGTCATCCGGTTCAGTTGCATATTGCATTGCAGGATGGTACTCATCGTTTCGCCCAATTTCTGCTCGTCTCGGTCGCGTGCTGTACAGGTCGGTTCTTTGCTCTGGCTTCGATACACGCCGAGTACGCTTTTTACCAATCTGCGGATAAGGTTGTTCTTCAATGGAACATTGCCCTGCCTTTTTATATACTCTTCTTCCGTCATGGTCTCACCGTCCACACATATTTTGTCATCCCACTGAAAACCGTAGGTATATCGCTTGTTGCGCTCTCTGTCCTTTCGGAAATCCTCCATCTGATTCCAATAGTGCTGTGCCTCCATCAATATATCAAACGCCCTGCGGTCGCCCGACTGCTGTGAAGACATTATTACGGTATCCATTTCCTCCGTATCACGTTTGGGTGCGACACGACTCATGGACAGCAGTCTTTTATTTCCATTTTTTGTATTATGCATAATCGTTGAATATTATCAGAATGCTTAGGATAGACACAAAGGTAATATCCCAAGCATTCTTTTCAAGTATAACTATTTACGTTTACGGGTGAGGTTTATTTCATCTATCATTTCTTTTTTGACTTCGTTCAACTCGGCTTCGATGTCCTTGCGTTCCTCGTCACTTATTGCTTCTTTCAATTCATTGTAGAGGTCGTCAATATCTTCATGGTAGTCCTCAAAGATTTCATAACGCTCATATTCGGGCGAGTTGTATAGGAAATCAATCTTTTCCGCATAGTCAAATATGTCGTTGTCGGTATCTTCCTCATAGTGTTTTAATCTGGATTTCAATCGGTCATGCTCCTCTTTCAATCGGAAATACTCATTGTTCACAGCCCTGTACTCGGTGCGTTCGTCCCCGGCTTTGACCAGTCTGTTTACCAACAAGAAGCTGCGAGGGTCGTACTCACGGTTGCCTGAAACGGTTTCTGCAGTCTTGCTCAACTTGTCGATTGTTCCGAACACACCTCCGAAATAACCGTTCAACATATATTCTATCTTTGCCGGGTTAAGGTCGATTGCTCCTTTTGTGTATGGGTCTCCGCCTGTTGCTTCGTTCATTACATTTGCAAGCCCAACAATGTATTTGTTGGCACTCTTGTATGCTTTTGTCCATTCGGGCATATCCTTGTTCCAAGGTGTGTCCTTGTACAACGGCATACCCGTCCAGCTCTTTTCTGCTACGTAGGCTTCCCACAAAGGTTTGTATGCACTCGGCACAAAGGCGTTCAGTCCTCCACCGCCCTCCAAGAAATCAATCGGCAATATCTGTGTGGCCTGTCCTGCAATGGATTCTGCTATTTCTCCACCTGTAAGATGTTCCTTTCCGTTAAGGACGGAAATCATCAGTTCTCCCATACCGTAAACAGCCCTGTACTCTACCGGCAGAGGAATGGATACCCAACTGTCTCCTGCACGGAAAAGGATATTGCTGCGCCTTACATATTCGGGAAGATTGTAGTATGCGTTCTTGTCATCATCGTCATCATCATCGCCACCCAAGTAGGCAACAATGGCACCAAGCAGGAACATCGCCGCAATACCTGTAAAAGCTTTGGCAGGATGGCGTTTCATCTGTCGTCCGAAGTTTGCCGTACCTTGAATGGCTGCATTCCAAAACACATATCCGCTACGACCAAGTCCAGATACCAATGCACTGGCATTACCGGTCTTTGTCTGCCCTGTACTGTCATAGAATTTTGCTCCGCTGCCTTTCTTGTTGAAGTTTACGCTTATCTCCTTTGCATCATAGATGGCTCTGTCTATGCTTCTGCCCATTTCGCGTGATGTCATGAAAGCGGCAAAACGGGCGCAGTTCTCTACTGCCCGGTTGTATTCATCAAAGCGTTCGCCCAACAAGTCCCATGCTTTTTTTACAGGAATCTTGCCGTTCGATTTTTTCAGTTCCCTGCGTATGTCGTTTTTATGCTGTTCAATGTCCCGGATATTGGCATAGCCTGTTTCTCCTCCGTTCATCATGAACTGATGAAACATCGCTTCCGTCCTGTTACCCATGTCAAGTGTCCCTTTTCGGTGCTTTGCCAAAAGTTGCTTTATCCTTACAGGGTTGGCATACATATAATTCCGATGAAAACGCAGTGCGTAGTTCGGGCTTTCCCTTATCCAAGTCATGGTATTGGTGTATAGCATATCTCGCATGAAGTTCGACACGATGAAGTCCGGGTTTCGTGTGGTGTAGAACGCACTCAACTGCCGATTGATGTTTTCTCCGGCACGGAGAATAGCCCCGATTGCTCCCGACATATCGTTATCGGGATTTGTCTGTCCGTTCAGTGCCTGTGCTGCGCGGGGATTGCCGTTAATGGTAATCACATAGTCCCTGCCGCCACGTTTCACTACAATTTGGTGCTGCCTCATATCGCGGCTTTCCACAATACGGTAAGGAATATTCACGGTATCTTTCCCATGCTTGTATTGGTCGGGGTACTGTTGTGCCAACTGCTCCATCTTCGTTTCAAAGTCTTGCATCTTCTGTTCAACCTCTTCGGGTGTATCGGTGCTGTCGATGTTGTCCGGGAACACAGGTTTCCACTCATCGGTTACGGCATCGTACTCAACCCAAATGTCGCTCACACTGACAAGGTCGCTCGGATGATTGAGGGCGAAATTAAGGAAACGCTGTTTTACCAACTTGTTTCGGTTACCCTGCATGATAGCACCTTCTACCATTGATTGCAGGTTGGCGAACGGGTCATCCGCTTTCGACCTGCGCCCTTCTGCTTTCTTGATAGGAGCATTGAATGCACTTTGCTTGTGCGTCAGATATGCGTATGCTTCAGAACTGGTCTTTTCGTCAAAACCTCGTAGCGGAATGTAAAAATCATACATATTTGAAATCTTGTCAAAGGTCGATTTGCTCATCATGCCACATTCGTATGACTTTGAAAGTATTGCTTTGCTCACGGCATTGACTTTTTCCCAAAGGTTAGTAGTGTCGTGTGCCTGTTCGTAATCATCAATCATCAGCTGCGCTTCCGCTTCTGCATCAGCGATATTATCCATACCTGTGAGGGCTGTAAGTCCGGCATAGTCGGTTTGGTCTGCATCGGTTGCTCCGTTATTGATTGCTTCATTACGCATATATATATTACGTTCAAGTCCGTGTTTCGCCATCATGTAATCGGTCAATTCCTCACGCTCAGCCTCAGTCCGGGCGAGTTTGGCAACTTCATCAAGCATTGGCTTGAACAGGGTGTGGGCAAAGGCATTTGCTTCGGCTTTGTTCACGCTCGATAGACGATTTTCACCCAAGTATGCGTTTTCAAATCCGTCCACATCCTCAATGTTCGTTCCTTGCCCAAGGATAGCCTGCATAGCCTCTTTAAGTCCGAGCATACTATCCTGCAATGCTTCCTGCGATTGGAACATTCCTGTCTTAACACGTCTTTCGTAGCGGTCTCGTGCCAACTCTCTTTCGTGTATTTCGGGGCTGCCGTCACGATAGAGGTCATCATCGCTCTCTGCTGCAAAATTCGGGTTACGGTTTGTATCCGAATAGTTACCAACCCCTAACTCGTATTGTTTTGCCACATCAGCAGCTTCACCCAAGATGCTCCTGTATCTGCCTGGCTCTGCAAGGTTCTCGTAGCTACGCCACAAGATGTAGCGAAGTTCGTTATCCGATAGAGTAACCCCTCTGAAATCTTCAAAGCCTATCTTATGGAGCATATTCAGGAAGAAATCCTTTATCTGTTGCCACCAACTTGCGTTGATGTTCTCAAATTCGGTATCTTCTGCAAGCGAAGCCAGATATTCTTCAGTAGCCTTACGGAAATCCCAACCGTTTTTTGCAGCCATATCTACAATGCGTTTGCGTATAGTCTCATCGGCATTATTGAATACATTATCAAGGAATGTATCGAAATATTCTCCGAACAACTGGCGCAAACCATAGTGCGCCACAGCCTCATGCAGCAGCGTCTGCTCAACATCAAACGCACTTGTATGGTTGGGAATGACAATGGTTATCTTCCCTGTACTCTTCGAATAGAAGCCTTTTGCACGCTGTTTCTTTCCATCCAAGACGGAAGTATCAGTAACAATCTCCACATTGTCAAGATGCAGCTTCTCTGCAAGTCTTTCCACACGCTCTGCCATTCTTTGGCGTTCACGCTGCGCAAATTCCCTCCGTTGCTTTGCAGTCCTCCTTGGTCTGCCTAACAACTTGGCGACTGGGTCGTTCTCAAAACTGACCTCATCATCGGTATATGCACCGTCACCTTCGCGTTTTAATTCATCATCTTCTTCAGAGGCAGAAACATTGTTTGCTGTTTCTACTGTGGCATCCATTTCAGCATACTTGGCTTCCTTTTCCTCCAGTTCTTTCTTCATCAGTTCGGCATATTCTTCCAACTGTGA